ATGTGTGCATGGTGATTATGCTTATTGATCCCATCATAAGGACGCCAACGCCAAGCCTTTTTATTTGATGCGATCTTGCCATTGAAGATGATGTAACTAATTCTCTTATCGCCAGACTTTGCAGCGATTCGAATCTGATCAACCAAGTCAGGCATGACATCGGGCTTCCTGCCTTTGCCGTTAAGGTCGCGGTCAATGTCGATGGCACGTACCCAGCCCTGTGCATCTGGAGAATGATCAGACTTGCGTAGAGCGTGTCGAGCGTCACCGATCCAGCCGTCCGAAGTTCGATCTCGATCAGGGAAGGCGTCATCTATCTGTTCGCGTAACTGAATGGCTGACTTAGAAAGTCTGGGTTTCATGCAAGGAGTAACGCCGCCTCATCGGCTGTAATGCCTAGACGTTCAAGAAGTGCAGCCTTAGCCTCGGCTTTAGCGGCTGCAATGCGTTCTTCTTCTGCCTTGGCTTCTGCTGCTAACTCTGCCTGATAGGCAAGTTCAGCGACTTCTGCATCTGTAAGTTCGATCTCTAAGACCTCGCCAGTAGTGCAATTAACTTCGATTCGTGTTGGATTAGGCATTTGAGACTCCATATAGGTAGGCGGTTGAGTATTGCAAAAAATTATAATTTGTTCCACCCGAGATTGCTTGCAGTTTTATAGATGTGATAGCGGCAGTGTTAGACCATAAGCCAGCCCCTAGAAACTGCCAGCCCGTTGTGCCGTTATCCTCTTGTACTGATTCACTAGAAACGGACTTGTTGGTACTTCCTGCATAGTTAGGGATGTACAACTCTCCGTTGCCAAAAGTGCTGGCTGTGTTATTGGCCTGTGAAATAACCAATAAGCCCATTGCCGAAGTGCCTTCTATGTTTGTGTAACTTAATGCAGAGGAGCCATTGCCGACTAATATTCTAGAAGAATAACCAGTCGTTGATCCATTAAAAGAAACATTTACATAAGTTGAAGTAAAAGAATTCCTGTCGCTTCTGCCACTTAGTTTTAGAACTAAATCGGTGTAGGTGCTAGGGATTGAGGTGAACTCAATCGATGCCGCCCCACCTGCTCCAACTGTTACGGCTGATCCAATTTGAGTAAATGTAGGCATTTAGGCCGCCTTTATTCCGTATAGAGTGAAGGTAGAACCAGCGGCAAAAGTCTGGCCTGCGTAGGTGTAAAACTTGATAGTGTTAATGGCAGAAGTACTACGCCATAACCCTACTGTTGCCGAAGTAGTGCCTGTAGCTCCGCCGTCTGTAAGTGGAACGTTGGTTCGCATTATTGTTGTCTTATAAGTAGTAGTGTTAGCGTAATTATGGAAGTTAATAATTAAGTTACCTTGATTGGTATTCATTGGTTCAGGCGTAAAGATGTTAGTGCTATTAGATGAGCGACCAGATGAAGCGCTTGAGCCGTTGCCCACAATTCGAGTGTTGGAATAGTTAGAGCCTGTATCTACTGAGCCGTTGCCCACTTGGAATTGCACATAATCGGCCGAGGTCATTGTGCCTGCAAATACTGCAACGATGTCTGTGTAAGTTCCTGAAATGCTGGTAAAGGTATAAGAAGCCGTTGCACTCGGTACTGTGTATGTCGCTATCTTGTCATAAGTTGATGGCATGATTACCCCTTTATTCCATAAAGAGCGAACTTAGTCCCAGACGCAAAAGTGCCGCCGTCTGGAGTAAAAGTAAGTTGATTGACTACTGTGGATGAGTTCATCCATGAGCCAGAATAAAAGAATACATAACCCGAACCATTAGCGTCCCAACCATTAAGAGAACGTACTGTCTTATTCTTATTGGTAGATGTGTAATCAAGTAAATCAATAACTGCTACCGATGCGTAAGATGTGGATTCGTTGTATAAAACACCAATGTTTGTCTGGCTTGCGCTACCTGCCGCGCCTACGGCACTTGATCCGCCGCCATAAAGGTAGTGGCGAGAATAATTTGAGCCTGAATCATTATTAAGGCGTAGGTTAGTTGTAGCTGTAGCTGTGTTCATTTGATAAACGCGAATCTGTAAATGTTTATAAGTTGCAGGGATCGAAGTAAAGTCGATGCTGGCCTGAGTGGTGCTCAGAGTGTAGGTCTGGATAGACTCATAGGAGTTGGCAGCCCCACCGCCTTCCCCTAAAAATCCTGCAATGTTATTTAACATTAGGCGATTGCACCCACGATATACCAAGTATCGGTTGCGGTCTTGATGCAAGCCGCAGACTTATATTGAGCAAGGCTAGGCTGAGCCGCTGTTGCTCCAGCCGATAGGACTGTGGTAGTGCCAGAGGTAACTGCCTTGATGGTGCAAGCCCCTGCACCCTTATTAAGTACAGTCAGGACAGTTCCGACAGGATAGGCAACCGAAGCATTGGTAGGAATGGTGAAATTCACGGCTGTTGCCTTGTTCATAGGGATCAAGACCTGATACTGGTCAGCCAAGACTGGCGTATAGTCTGCCGTCTGATCTGCCTTGACCTCAAAGGTTACTAGCCCGTTATAGTCGGCGGCTGTAAAAATGTCGCCTGTTGATGCTGGAAAGCCTGTTGCCATTGTTTTCTCCTAGTAACCCATTATGGATTGTCCGATTATACCTGATGTTGATGATCCTATGATGAATCCTTCAACTATAGGCTCAAGTGTTGTTACTGTGCATTTCATACTGTTAGGGGTGATATCCCATGCCAAGCCCTGCACCTGCAAGGTTTTGACGATTGTCGAGCCATCTGGCTGGACGTTAGTGATCTCAACATTGTCAAAGTAATCAAGGCCAATCATTGTGTCTGTGGGGACTGCCGTGTCCAATAGATCGACTGTCATGGCGTCAATGCGGATAGTCGTCTCAGCTCTAGTTGCTACATAAATCTTGGCAATGTCTAGCACCTGAGCATCTGTCTCAGGGATCATGTCGGTAATAGTTGTTCCATGTGGAAAGTATTTAGCCGATGAATCAACATTGACAGCAGTCTGGGCTGTTCCCCCAATGCGTGTCATGCTGGCTTGGTTCACAATGAGCTTGTCATCGAAGGCATATCGAAGGTCTGAGTATGGAATGCCTGTGGTCTGATTGAACTCGATTGGGGCAGGTGCAAGTGAGCCAACTACATCTGCGCGATCCTTGAACTCTGCCGATCCATCTGCACGAATAAAGAATGCTCCCTGCTCGGCGAACTCTGCCGCCTTCAATGCCTCAAGCGATGTTCGAGCTGTGGCAGGGTCGGCCTGAACTGTGGTCGATCCTGAGTCGGTGATACGCATTGAGTTAGGGAAGGAGACCTGATCTAAAATCTTGGTAATGCGTGTGCCTGTAGTCTGGCCTGCTGTGGCTCCAGAAATTGTTGAGACGTTAGCCATCTGGAATAAGCGAAATGCATCTGAGCAGACGATGTCCACGTAACCCAGTTCCTGTCCAGTCGGGTAGTAGTACTTATACGAATCGACATAACCAGAAAATAAGAACGCCTGAGTAGTTGCAGTAGTAGCCGCTACGCGAATCTTACGAAGGGGTGTCAGATAGCCATAATAGGGACTGGATACATTCTGCGGATTGAAATAAGAATCAGGGTCTAAAACTCGGACTGTGCAGGTGCCAGTCTCGTATGTGTCGCGCATGATATTGCGTCCACGAGTGATCTTGATCGAGCGCGTGACATCACTGAGATCAACTACAGGGTCAGGAACTTCTGTGGATGCGAACTGTGAGACGCCAATAACGCCGTTAATCGGGTCGCCAATAGTGAACGGGTAGCCAAATGTAGCACCTTGGCTAAAGTCAAAAGAGACCGATATATTGGCAGGAAGGGTCATAGTATGGCTACTGCGCCCTTATTTCTTGCTCGGCTGACTGAACTGAAGGTGCCTGATAGTGACTGGTTCACCTGAGTCTCTGTAATCGCACCTGTAACAGCGTTGCCATCAAGATAGACTTCGACATTGACAGCCGCTTGATTGGCTGACTGATAAGAATTGAGAGCTGCTGCCAATTCCATTTGAGCATCTGAGAAGTTAGAAGTTGGCACTACTGGCGCAGTCTGTAATTGTGCTACAGATACGCCAAGACTTGCGGCTGTGTAGTTGAGCAGGTCTGAAGGTAAAGTCCAGTTGCGATAAGGATTGGGAGCCTCTGGCGTGGTCATTAAGGATTGGCGCAGTTCATCTTGTCGCTTGATAGCCGCATTTAGTTGATCTGCTAATTGAGATGCAAGCGTAGCGTTCTGTTCAAGTACAGCCTTTTGCAATAGAAGTGAGATTCTATCTGTCTCGCTGATCTTGCCCTTCAGCGCGGCCTCAATGCCGATAGCCTCAAGGTTAAGGGTTTTAGAGGCCTTATCAAGTGCCAGCTTCTTTTTTTGTTCTGCCAACTGTTTTGTCTGTAATGCTGCAAGGTCTTTAGCGCGCTTAGTTGCTGCCGCTTCTGCGGCTTTAGCTGCGGCTCTGTCGGCTGCCGTTCCATAAATACCAACTGGCATTGAGCCGATATAACCCATTTTAATTTGATTGAAAGATGCCTTGAACATCTTTTCCTGAATGTCAATGATCTTAACTACATCTTTTTCATAATCATCAAATGGGTTCAATGATGCAAGGATGGCCTGATCAGATGTCAGGTAGTAAAGTTTCTTAAACCCAAAGACTGCTGTGGCTACCATTTCTGAAATCTTGACAGCCAGACCTTCGATCTTTGCCACGAACTCTTGAGGATCGCCTGCGGCAAAGGCGGCCACTAGGGATTCGACTAACGCCCCACCGATCTTTTCTGATGCTTCGCCAACTGCCGTGTTGATTAGTTGGAACTTTCCAGCGTAAGTATCTAAAAACTCTGCATTAGCCCCACCGAATTGTGCGTTAAGTTTTGCCTGCACATCGGCGAACTTCATTGTCTTTAGCTCTGCCTTGGTTAAGCCGAGATTGTATTTAGCCAATCCACGAGTCTGGCCTACATAAGCATTCGCCAAATCCTGAGCGACTGTCTCAAAGGCAATGCCAGAGCCAGCCGAGATATCTACGGCTTGAGCCAATAATTCTTGAGACTTAGTAACCGAGCCAGTAGTGGTCAATAATTTCTGCATCGCTGGACGTAGTTGATCATCGACTACGCCAGTTGCCGCCGATAGGTCGGAGATAAATGCCTCTATGCGTGGCGTCTCAAAGGCTAGGCCTAGATTCTTAACTGCTACCGATAACTGACGCGCTGCCTTTTCATCTGCAATAAAAGCTGCTGCTGCCTTTTTACCAAAATTGATAACTGCGGCTGTTGATAGACCAATGCCTGCTGCGCCTGCTAACTTCTTGAAGTTCTTGGTCAGGCCAGTAATTGCCTTGTCGGTTTCCTTAAAGGCTTTCTTGCCTTTATTCTCAACAATTATGGGGATGCGTAGTTCAGCCATTATGCAGCCTTTCCATTAAACTTAGCCGCAGCCTTTTCAAGTGCGCGGATGACTCCGACTCTGGCTTTACCTTCATCCTCTTTGTAAGCCTTAAACATGGCTCGACCTGACATCTTGCCAGAGCCTACCAACTGGCCTTGAAAGCGTGGCGTGAACTTGCCTGTAATGCCAGACTTGCGACCTGCTGTTTCAACAATGGCACCTGCGGCTGTCTTGTTATGAATTGAGACAGTCGATGACCAACCTTGGCGATTGGGCTTCGTTGGTGTCAATTTGTAGCCGATACCACGGCGAGCCTCAGCCGCATCATACATTGGGAACTTAGCAGTCTTGACTTCATGCTTAACGAATCCAGATGGTGCCTCAGCATTTGATGGCAAAAATCCTCGAGCCTTTTTTACCAATGGCTTTAAGAATCCCACCATTTCATCTCTAGTTTCTTTGTCCAGATCAGGTGAAAACTTTTTTAATGCCTTGCGAAGGTTAGTTGCGCCTTTTAGTTCTGTAGGCATCTTGTTGCTCCTTCGCTCGGTCTTTCAACGCTTTTAATAGCATCTGCAACATTGACGGATCTAAGTCAATGAGAGATTGTGGCGGGATAGC